CTCGCGGTGACCGCTGCGCCCTGCCCGAGCGAGGCCGCCTCTACTTGAGCGGGTCCTCCCGTCACCATAACGAGAGAACAGAACGGGCAGAGCGCACGGGTCATCGAGCGAATCCCCGCACAATCCACCCGAGCCAAAACATCGCCAGGAACAGACAAAAAACGATTACAGAGAACGTGCCCGCGTTGAGCTTCATCGCGTTGAGCTTCATCATAGCTGCCTCCCCTCATCGCCCACCATTCCGTTTGAGGTAGGCGTCAAGGCCATTTGCCGAAAACCGGAGAGCGTTACCGATACGGCGGGTGAAGGGCAAACGGCGGTGCGCGCGATACAGGTAGTCCCTAGAAACCCTCATCCGTTTGGCGCACTCTTCGACGGTGAGCAATTCGTCGTGTACGGGAACCGTGGAAGGAGTCGTCAACAGCCGGGCCTGTGCGGTTGAGGTGATTTCACAAAGAGAACCGAGCAATGCGGGCAATTCGTCGACGGGCAGCGTCCTTGCCAGTTCGAGCGCGTTTGCAAGTTCAGGCCGCATCGGTGTTAGCCCTTTTCTCGGTCAACCCGAAGCGTCTGCATCCGCGTCGGCAAGTTTTCGAGACCTGGTCGAAGCGTGTTCATCGATTACCGTCCGCGAGGAGACCGGGGAGAGGTTCGGTCTCCTCTTTTCTCCACTGTGAGACCGCGAACGATTAGCTCGCCCACAATCGCGGCCTCGACGAGTAGCACCACCACATAAAACATTGTCCAATTCATCGCCCACCGCCGGACGCCCGCGCGGGCATTTCGACTACTGTCGATTTCCCCGCACGCCGCGCTTGCGCTTCGAGCCGTTGCAGGACGGAATCGTTTTTCCATCCGCCACTGACCGCGCGGTCGAGCCGCGCCTGGCGCTCTTTACTCCAAGGGTTATAGTGCCGTTTGGTAACGTCGTAGGAATCCCCGAGCGCCTCGGCGACCGCGTGCAGAGTTTCCCCGCGGTTTAGCATCTCAACCGCGAAGGTATCACGGAAACGATGCGCGTGCCCGCTCTGAATTCCCGCGCCGCGAAACACTTTCAGGAATTTCGCCTGCCAGTGCTTCGTCGCCGTGTCGAGCGCGCCGTCTCCGGTCCAGAAAAAATATAGGTCGCTGCTGGCCGGAATGTCGCCGAGGGCTGACACCACGTAGGGCGGGAGCGGGTTGTCGATGCGCGCGCCATTCTTCTTTGCGAGAAGCTGCACGCGACCGTCTCTCACCGATTCAATTTGACAAGCCACCGCGTCACTGATTCGCAGACCGGAAAAACGCATCAGCAAAACGAGACCGCGGAGCCGCTTCCAGTTCGCGCGCTCCTGGTCCGCGCTCGCGGCGATTCGCTCCTCGATGTAGTCGAGGATTTTTTTCATTTCGCCATCGGTGAAAGGCGGCGTCTGTTTGTTCCTCGGCGTTTTCACTTTGATGCCTTCCATCGGGTTAACTTTAAGCCATCCGCGGCGCACGACAAATTTGCAGAACTGCATGAGTCGTTCCGTTTTCTTGGCCGCGGCGAGGGGATTGTCTTTCACCGTCCGCCCGTTCGTCGGATGGAGCCGCGGCTTTTCCCACGAGGAGCGGAAGCGCGCGATAAACGTCTGGTCGATTCCCGCGAGGGTTTTGATTCCCCGCTCGACCGCGAACTCGGCGAGTTGTTTGTGAAGGGTGAGATGTTTCCGTTTCGTTCCCGGCTGCAGCGCCGTAAACTTCGGGTCTAGCTTCCACTCCTCTTGCGCTTCGGCCAGACTCATCGGACCGGAGAGAGCCGTCGACGTTTCGACCGGCGAAATCCCCAGGTCGATGTCGCGCGCGATTCGCTCCGCGGTTTTCCAGTCGGTCGTTTCGAGCACTTCCTCTTTTCCACCCGGAAAAGCGAAGCGTTTGTCGATTCCGATTGGGCATGTGCATTTCGTGTACTTCCTACCCTCTGCGCGATGCGGGCAATGCGAGCTGTGACTCCGATAGATGCTTACAGGCACGAGACACCGCCCGTCATCACGCCGCCAGCCGCTTGTGAACTCGGTCCACCACAGAGGCCGGAATCCGCAGCGTCCGATAACTTCGCCGAATTTTCCCGCCGGTGCTCCGTAACACCACCACGCCCGGCTCGTTTTCGAAAAGCCGCCGCACTACGTCCGCGCTCAACATCCACATGGCCGCAACCTGGTCGACCGTGAAATGTTTTGCTTCGTACTCGGGACAAGCCTCTACCTTCTCCCGTTCGTGCTCTTGCATGGCCCATTACTCCTTTATCACGTTCTATAGTCACTTGTTATCTCCCTGAGCAAGTCTCTAACAAGGCTAGAGTAACGCGAATCCGCTTCGATAACCAAGACTGGGATTTCCTGTCGCAACGGTAGAGGCGGAGTGGTCGGATAAGGGTATCAGGGGGGTTTCGCGCGGATTTTCCAGAGGACTGAGAGGGGGGAGTGCCTGTGGGGATTTCACATTGACGTGATTCGGTTTGCGACCCCTGAGCCCGTTCCGACCGCTTCACGTTGCGACTATGAAATCGCGAGAAACCTAGTGGATTGTTGAAAGCCTGTCAAGGCTCAAAGAATCAAAACAGTTACCGGCGACTTAAAGTTTACAATTCGAGATGTGCGAAAGTCGTTACATGCCTGCGAAAAGACCGGGTAAAGACCGGCTTTTCCGGTCTCTACAGTCTGCACAGGTTTTGCACAGGCCCGTCCGGCCTTCGGATTTTTTTCGCCTTTTCAGAGCTGCAGATACACTCCATGCACTCGCACTTTGACGCCGCCCGACGAGCCGGGAATCTGACACGCCGCGGAAATTCTCGCGGCCAGGTTTGTCGCGAGAGTTCCAGCCGGGACCGTGAGCGTCACCACGTTGCGCGTCACCACGCCCGCGCCGACCGCGCCGGATGCCAGGACCGTCTCCACTCCGCTAATAAATCCTGAAACCTTCCAGGCCGGAATCGTTTGGCCCGCGGCGACGAGATTGTTTTGCGTCACTTCGAAATCGACTTTCAGCGTGCCGGGTCCGCCCGTGGTTCCCGACATCATGTTGACCCGCACGCCCACCACATCGCCCGCCGCGCCGTTTGCGTCCAGCTCCGCAAAGGTCGTGTCGTCGCCGTCAATGATGTAGTTCGGGTTCGAACAGGTGCCGGTGAAGATGTGGTAGTCCGCCGAAAACACCACGCTGTCGAGATACACCGCGGACGGGTCGTGCGCAATTGCCTTGAGCGTTTCGGAAACGCCAATCGAAATCGGGCCGGTGTAGAGCGTCGAGGCGGTCGTCGGCGTCGACCCGTCGAGCGTGTAATACATCGACAGACTTTGCGCCTGGGTGAGCGTGACCGATTGCGCCGCCGGATAACTTCCACCCGGAACCGATGGATGCGGCGCGCTGGCCATCAGATTCGTTGCGACGAATCCCAGGACCGAGCCGATGGCGGTCCATCGGACAAACGCCAAACTGAGCGCGGGATAGGCGCTTGGATTCACCGCGTCGAACGTCTGCAGCGCGCCGTACCAAAAAAATTCCGCGCCGCCCGTGTACGTGGTCCCCGTGTCGATGGGCGTCGTGTTTTGCTGATTCTCGCGCGCCGTATAGGTGGAGGCGGGACTCGTGACGGTCGGCTGGCCGTTGTCCGCATTTTGCGCGTAGCTTACGAGCGCATATCGATTCCCCGAAAGGCCGTTGTTCAAATATGGCGCAGGAAAAGTGAGCGAGCTGACCGCCGTCGCGAAAGCGTGCGTCGCATCATTGAGGTAAAGATATTTCCCCGCGTCCGGCGCAACTTCGTGGACGGTGACAAACATCGTGCCAGGGTAATCGCTGTGCGCGGTGAAACTCGTCAATCCTCCGGGGCACGGGGAATCGACGAAATAATTCACCTGCAGGTCGCCGGGTCCGCCGTAGAAATCCTCTCCCACCGCAAGGAGCACGTTGCTCGCCGAATCCGTCAAGGTGATTCCCTGAAAGGGCGAATAGAAATTCAGCGCGTCGAACCAGGACACGACGGCGACGATGAGATTGTTGGCCGTCGTCGGGCTCGGGAGTGTGACGGTCACACTCTGCCCGCGGAGCACATGCGCGCTTTTCGTTTGGACGAGGGTCACACTCATACGGTCAAATCTCCGACTGTGGTCGCCCCGAATTCATACCGGCCAGGGCCGAGGGTTCCGCTCGGTCCAGACATCACCGTGGTGAACGTCTGGAAAAAATAGCTGTCCAGGCCGTTCGCGTTCGAATAAATCTTGATGGTGACGGGCTTCGTAAAATCCGGGTCATCGATTCCGCGCTGCGCCGCTGAGTACGTGTAACTCTCGCCCAAACCTGTGAACGTGTGGATGAGCGTCCCCGCGATGTAAATCAGAACCTTGTAGGTCTGCCCGGCCTCGCCGCCGCCCGCAACATCGCCCGCATTCTGCAGGACCATCGCCGTTTGCGTGAGCCGGTTGCGCGCGCTCCATGACATCGCCAGGTCGCCCGTGACCGTCGACGGAATGACGCCCCACGCGAGCGAGCCAATCCGCAGGTTGCCCGGGGGATAGGGCCGCAAGTATCGCGAGCGGGTCGTGAAATCCAGCTCGACCGCGGACGCGAGCGGGAACGTGCCAAGATTATTTTCCGGCAAAAACTTCGCGCGCGCCGCGAGGTCCGCCGTGTACGCGCTCGGTTGCGTGAGCGACAATTCCGCGACCGTGAAAAAGAAAACCTGCGCGCCCTGGAGATGGAGAGCGGGAACGGTGTCGAGCACGCCGTGGATAACGTTCGAAAGCGTGATGGTGCCGTCCGTGTTGATGGTCGTCGTCTGCCAGGCCACGATTTCGTCATCGATGAGCGCGAGGTTTGTTCCCGCGGCCAGGCCGAGCGCATCCGTCGACGCCGGAATCTGGTCGAGGTCGGACCCGGCGCTCTGAATTGTGAAACCCGTCGCGTCCTGGGCCGCGGTGACCGGGTAATCGGCGCTCAGGAGTCCGACCGGGCAGAAAGTAAAATTCTCGTTGGTCTGCGTGTCGCCTAATCCAAAATTCTGATAGACGAGAAAGCCGGTCGATGAGCTGTCCTGCCGCGCGCACAGTGCATATAGAAAGAGCGCGACACTCGCCCCGGCTTTCGCCAGGGCGTAAGGGATTTCGAGGAGCCGTTGAAACACGGGCGCGAGCGGTGGCGCGACCGGGTTCACCCACCCCGAAGCGGGCGGGGCCTGGAACGTCGCCTGGGCGATTCCGAAAACATCCTCGACGCACTCGATGGTGATTTTCCCGTCGAGGAGTTCTCCCCACCCGATGCGCGTGATTCGATAAATCACGGAAACGATTCCGAGCGGCGTCCAGGTAAATTTGAAAACGCCGCCGACGCGCCATTTCCACGCGATGCGGTTGACCGTCAAGGTCAGTTTCGAAAGAGGGTAGGTCGTTGCGCGGAGGCAGCGCATACAAATCAGGGCCGCGTCGCCGGAGTTCGTGAGCATCTTGAATTCCATCGTTTCCGCGCGCACTTCTCCGGTCACATTGATGTTGCCGAGGTCGTGCGCCTGGACCGTTCGCACTTGGAAATCGGCGTTGCGGTCGAGATACTGGACGAAAATTTGATTGATGGTTTCCCACCACTGGGCGCGCGAAAACTTTGGGAGAGAAAGAACGTTGTCGACCGTGAGGACGGGGACCGTTGACGGCGTGTAATCCGCGCGCGCCAGTTTCAGCGTCCAGAGGCCGGTCGAGGGTTCCACGTACAGAAACCCGTCGATGTGCCGCAGGATTTCCGAAATGATGGAATCGGCGCTCGACGGCGTATCGATGATGGTCGAAATGCCGAGGCCTTCGGTCGAAAGCGTGACCGCCTGGGCCTGGAAATTCGTGGCGTCGATGTTCGAGGGCGGAATCCCCAATCCATAATCGACGTTGGTCAACAGGTCATAGATGGCCAGCGCCGCGTTTGCATCCGCGCCGGAGCCGTCGACGTTTATCCTCGCGACGCTGTTCCCCTGGCTGAACGGGTCCGGGCAACGCCTCACCACAAAATTGATGGGCTTCGGATACGTCGACGTGCCCACATAGAAACGATTCAGGACCGCGTAACAAACTTTCGGGTAGTTCGGCGAGACGCGCGCGGGCGTCGTCACCACGGTGAACTTGTCGCCGGTGACGAACTGAATCGAGCCCGTGGTGATGAGGAAGTTGATTTTGTTGTTTACGAAATTGCTGTCCGCCCACACGGTTCCGAGATGCCCCGACACCGAGCCGTCGACGCTGAAATGCATGTGCGTGCTCGAAATCGCGCCGGTCGCTGTCATGGTGATGGTTTCGTTCACCGAGGTCGGACCCGGCGCGAGGAAGGCCAGAAACCCGTTGCCCGTTCCCGAATAGGTCGGGAAGCCGGGAGCTGCGGTTTGCTTCGAAGAAAGGTACGGGTCGGACCCTTGCGTGAGCGTGCCGCGGTAGAAACTGATTGTGCCCGCGAGACCGCCGCCGCCTTTGTCGCCGCCAAAAAAATTGTGAGCGTTGATGGTGAGCGTTTGCGGGTCGCTGCCGCTGGTCGTGAACGGCAACACTTTGTTGTCGCATTGGAGCGAGAGCAAATCGACCGGACCCTGGCAAATCATGTACTGCACGCCGATAGAGTATTCGTATCCGACTACGCTCCCGCCGATGCCGAAAATCGACCCGGCTTTAATCGGCTTGCTGTGCAGGTCGCCCCACCACACGGTGTTGCCGCCGGTGAGGTTCACGGTTCCGAAAATCACCGGAATCGCGCGGCCTTCCTGAGCGGTCGGAAATTGAAAATCACCGAGCGGACTGGGCCGGATGCTATTTTTCGACGCGAGGAGCGCCGAAATCACCGTCGTCGCGACATAGATGAGGAGCATCACCCAAAACATTTAGGCAATCGCCTCCGTGAAAGGATTCGTCATCGGAATGAGGTCAAACCCCAGGAAATTCGGCACGTTGTTATAGGCCTGGCACGCCGCATAGGTCAGTTGGCAACCGGCGACGCCCGTCACCGCGTCGCCGATGTTCAGGCCGGAAATCGGCGAAAGCAAAGTCACCTGGTTGCCCGCGTGCGCGGTAATCATCCGCACGTCGGTGCCGCGCTGAAAATATCCTGCCGCCAGTGAATGCGCGAGACCCGCGAAGGTGCTGACCGTGATGGTGAGACCGTCCGTGCTAATCGCGGAGACCGTTCCGCTCGTCGTGAACAGGGCCAGATTGATTCCGCATCCGAGGTCACCAAAAATATGCACACAAGGCGATTGAAAACCCTGCTTCGGAATTTTCCGCTGCAGGATGTACTGGTCGGAGTTGACGATGATTTCGCACTCCGTTTCAATCGCCGCGCTCGAAACCTTTCCACTAAAGAGGGTCACCACTTCGGCGTCGCCGTAGTGCCCGCCGAAAATCGTGATGAACATCGGCGTGGGCGTCAGATAAGGAATCAGGAGTTGCGCAATCGGCGACGACGGTGGCACGTAAATTTTCACTTGCCCTGAAGTCACTTCTGCGGAGTGTTCCGACTCCGTCCGCCGAATCGTCACAGGCGTGTAGTTCTGCCCCAGGTACGAAATCGTCTGGTCCGCGCTCGTGAAAAAAAACTGCTGTGTCCCGGTCACGAATTTGTACAGCTCGAACGGCTGAGACTGAGCCGGGGATTGTTCGATTCCGTCATAGCTCATAGCGGAGCCTCGAAAGGTACTTCCGTGAATTCGAGAGTCGTTTGCGCCAGGTCGTTGTTCATCCACTCGATTTCGATGTCGTCCGCATCGAGCCGCGCGAACACGAGAAAACACACCATCGTTTTCGCCGCCGGAAATGCTTTCGGCAAATTCGAATCGAAGCCGAGCGTCTCCGTTCCATCGCCGTTGTCGACCGCGCTGGTGATTTTCCGATAGACGTTGCCGCTCGAATCGAAGGGAATCAGGGCGAGATAGCGCCGCGAATTGTTCGGGAACATGAAGCGCGTGTAAAACTCACTTTTGATTTTGATTCCCGAATCGCCGTTGAGCGCGTCCTGGTACATCACTAAATCTTGGTCCCACGTCGGAATCCAGAACGGCCGCAATCGCCCGAAGCGCGCCAGGACGAACGCGCGCAAGGTCGTGACCTGGGAATGGTTGAGCATCATCCACGGGAACGGCTGCGACGTGACCGCATAGCCCGCTTTGTCGATGACCGTGATTGGCCCCACGCTTGGGTCGATGTGAATCAAATCGCGGTGGTATTTCCGTTTGAGGTCGCTCGGCCATTGCGCCGGAAGTTCGAGCACGTCCATGCCTTTGTACTGCGTGAGAGAAAGCGTCGGCGCGGGCGCGACCTGTTGCGCCTCCCCCGAAAATTCAAGGTCCATCTGGTCGGCGCCGGAAAACAATCGGTCGATGTCGACCGTATCCGCCAACCGTCCGAGAAACACCGGCATCACGAGAGTTGCGGGTCCCGCCGTCCATGAATTGTGCAACGGTGAGGCGAGCGTCAACGAGGTCGGCGTGACCGCGGTAATGGCCAGAGCTTCGTAGGTGTACTCGTCTTTCCAAATCGCCGCGATTCCGCCCGGCGTGAATTGGAAATCGGTCGTGTTCACCTGCAGGGCCGTCGCGCCCGCGGCGACACTCGCGAGGAGCGGCGTAACGTCCGGCCACCACGGGACGCCGAAAGGCTGCGCCTGCCATCCCCAAATCTGGCTTTCGATGGCCGCGGCATCGCGGGCATTCAATCCTTTCGCTCGAAAGGATGCGCCGCGCCTGGGGAGCTGGCGAAGCGCGCGCCGCTGTTCCGCGGTGCTGTACGCATCCATGACGTTGGTGAGGAAGGAAATCCGCTCCTTCACTCCATAATCCCAATCGAGCGGAGCGGAAAAAAGCACCACTCGATTTCCGGTCACGAGAATGCAGGTTCCGCCCGTTCCGCTTTGAAAAATCCAGCAAACCGTTTCATTGATATTCGGCGCGCCGCTTTTGCTCACCGTCACCTGGTAGGTTCGGCTTTCGAGCGCCGCGTAAAACGTCGGCATTGGGTAGGGGTTCGCGACCGTGAGGTCGCCCACGCCGCCGCTCACATTGATGGCCGTTAGAACCTGGCCGACGTATCGCGAAGTGTTCCAGGGTTCCGCCGTGAATTGCGTATCGGTAATCACGAAGCCGAGCGCCTCGACGAGCGGCGACATGATGATTCTCTCGAAAAGCTGCCCGCCGAAAATTTCGGTGAACAGGCCGGCCAAATTTTGCGGTAGCGAGCTGGTGATGAAATTGCCGCTGTTTGCGCCCAAGAGGAAGGACGAATTCACATTGACGGCGAGCCCAGGAGTGAACGAGGCCGAAGAGACATCCGTCGACGAAGCAAACGGTAGCACACTCACCGCGAGAGGAGCGTAGTCGGCACCAGCGAAATTCGTCATTGTTTGATGACCGCAAAATTCGGAAACATTTTGTAGGTCGTAGTGCCGAGCACGTACTCGGAAGCGTTCGAGAAACCCTGCCCCACGCCATTCGAAAAGAAAACATTCGGAATCGCCCCGATGAGCGACAACGCGCCGGTCGTATCGCGGACCGCCCAGAGATGCACTGGCAGAAGATTTGCGCGTCCGTCGACGCTGCTCGTCTGGTTAGCCTGCCAACTCCCGACCG